CGCGTCGGAGCCGAGTACCAACCTGCACACCGGGTCCGTGGATGCCAGCACCCCCGGTTGAGTGGGCTGCGAGAGCCGCCGGCGCACCCTGTCCGCAGAGTTCTTCGTGGTCGGAAGCCGCGGAGCAGCACCGTCCGGGATGGCGGGCATGGTCACGACGTCACCCCCAGCACTTGCAAGGTGAGCCGCGCCGAGAACGGATCCGGGCCGTTCTCCATCCTGAGCACGCGAACCCCGTACTGGCCGTCCGGCAGCCACGAATGGTCACGGACCTGCACCATGCCCAGGTCCCCGACTGACACGTCCTCGACGCGGGGCGACCCGGTGGGCCGGTCCTGCTGGTCCAAGCCGTCCAGGCGGACAACCACCGAGGCTGTCTGCACCGGGTACTGGTGGGTGATGACGTCTTGGTTGGCGACGGCTTGCATCGCCGCCGTGTCCGTGACGGACAGGTGGGTGGTGTCTGCGGTCCAGAGGAATGGCCAGCCCATGAGGGCATAGTCAGACCCGAAGTGACTGGTGATGTTCGTGAACGCCCACGTCAGGGCGCCCGATCCGCTCCCACCCCTGGCGTCTTGACCCTTGGCGAACACGTAGAACGTCTGGTCCGTCCCGTCGACGCTCACCGTGAACGACTGCGCGGCCTTGCCGTAGTCCCACGCGTGCGGATCCCCAGCCTGGTACAGCCTGGTGTTCCCTATCCGCATCCGCCACCGGATGTAGGACTGGGTTGAGTCGCCGAACTCGGGGCTGAACTCGATCTCAGGTCCGCCGTCGAGTCCTGTCAGCTCCGTCAGCACGTCCCCGATGTACTTGAGGTCGGCTGCCGCCACCGTGTACTCCGCCGTGCCAGCGACCGGGTCGGGCAGCGCGATCGGCAGAGCGAGCTGGTCGGAGCCGGTAGTGGAGATCTCCACCATGCGGCGGGCCACCGAGTGCAACGTGAGGTTCTGGTTCGCCGGGTCCGCAGAGTCGGGCTTGAACACGATGTCCGCGTCCGCGGCGGTGATCTCCTTGCCGGCGTACTCGGCGAGGCGTTTCCTGGAGAGGAACTCCCACATCGGCATGGCCGACAGGGACGCCGTCCGGGACTCTTCGTCCGGGGCTGCCATGTAGTACGGCCCGGCCTGCGCAATCCACCCGTCCCGGACGAGCGCCAACGTCCAACGGTACGGCTCGTTGAGCCGTTGCCGGGTGTCGTCCGCCAGTTGCGGATACAGGCTGATCTTCACCGAGTCCAACTGTCCGGCGGTGTTCAACTCCCTGGCCCACGTGGGGACGTTCACCAACGGCAGTTCGTCCACTACCTGCCCGGTGATGGTGTGCGCGACGAGCAGTCGCCATCCGTTCCTGTCCATCACGCCGGGACGAGTTGGACGGTGAGCGGGTTACGCACGTCAGCCGCCCAGGTGATGTTTCCGCCGCCGAGGACGTCGACCTTCAGCCGCACTGTGGCTGCGCCGGTGAAAACGGTGCTGCCGATGGGGACGATGAAGCATTTGTTGTCGCCACCCGAGCCGGTTGTTCCGATCGCACCGGCGAACTGGTTGTTGTTGACGTTCACGTAATAGTTGATCGTCGTTGGGGAAACGATAGACGTGACCTTGAACAGGGTGCTGGCGAGCAGCCTGAACGGGAAGCCCGGGTCCGGGATGCTCAACGTGATTAGCGTGTTGCCGGCACCGCTGATCGTCGCTGACACGTTGCTGTTGCTGTCCGGGGTGCCCGGGTAGGTCTGAGTGAATGTGGCGCCCTGCGTGCCCCGCCACACCGACTGCGACGCGTCCCACCAGTCCACCAACTGCGGGAACGGGGCGGTCGCCTTCCGCACCCGCAGTTCGCCGTCGATGCGTCCAGGGTCCGACAAGGCGTCACCAGGCAGCATGTACCGGACAGCGCCGGTGAGCGCTGTGCTTTTGCGCTTGTCGGTGATGTTCCCCGCGGTGACCGTCGTGGAGTTCGCCGGCCTGAGCACATCCGCCAGGCGCACCGCACCATCCGGCATCGACGTGTCAGCGACCGCCGTTGGGGTCGCGGACGCAGAGCCCGACACGTAGTCCACCACCGGGCCGTGCTGCGAATCCGCCGGCACCGACGCCTGGTCCCCCACCCACGCGTACACGGTGTCGTAGCGCGGGTTCGTGGTGTTCGACGTCGGCAACGCCACAGTCACTGTGGTTTCGCCCCACCCGATGTACGGGCCCTGACCTGACCTTTCGCACACGTACGGCCCGGCCAGCACATCCACCGCGCCCGCGGTGGCCGACGTGGTGACCCGCATCGACGTGCAGCCCGCGGAGTCCCAGTTGTGCGGCAGCACGCCGTTGCGGACAGCGGCCGGGTTCGCGGACTTCACGTCCGGCAGCAAGAGACTCGCCAACATCCCCTTGCGGAAGTCCCGGCCGTTGTTGCGGCCCGTGGAGCCATCCGCCGATGTCAGCGGTAGAGCGTCGGTCAACGCGACAGCCATGTGCCCCTCACAGGTACGAGACGCGCCAAGAGGCGGTCATGGATGCGGTCGAGTTCTGGACGTCGCAGACAAAACGGACGTCGAGAGTCCCCCCGGGCGGGATCGTGAACCAATCAGCCCTAGTGAGCAGCGGCCGACGGTTCACCCCGTTCAGCAGTACAGAGCCGGAACCCGTGTTGATGACCAAGACGTCACTGGCGGCGAGCGCACCGTTGTAGACGATCCAACCCCCGCCCGCGGCGACAGATGGGGTCTGAGCCGGGCCCGTGAACGTCAAGATGACGTCGGCGTCGTCCGTGCCCTCCGTGTTGTCGAGAGTGACGATGCCATTCGCGGTCGGCTGGCCCCACTGCAAACCAGTGCTGCCCGGGGACGGTCCGTTCCACTGCGCACCCGTCGCACCGGCCGGGCCGTTCCACTGCACCCCGCCCGCGCCACTCTGCGCCATCTGCGTCGACACCATCTGTGTCGTCACGTCCAACAAGCGCGGAGACGGCGCGGTGAACTGCATCGTGTAGTCGAAAGACGCAGCCCCAGCCATAGTCATCGTTGGTTTGTCCGTGCGCCGAGCCATCGCCTCCAACTCGCCCAGCTCGTCGGCGACCCTCAGCGACAGCAGCGACCCGTTCGCGCCGACCGCCTGCAACCGGCGCATCGCCCGCAACCTGGTCTGGTGGTCCGGGCACATCGCGGTCCCGGTCAACACCACCACCCGGGCACCCGGGAACACCGGTGTGTCGTACACACCCGGCCCGGCGGGGCGGTCGGTCCAGTTGGCCTTCATCGGGACACCGTCACGCCACCCGGTCACACCGCGATGCCACCAAGCGACCCCCGCGTCGTCCACGAACGGCTGCCCGAGCGTGAACGAGTTCGCGAGGGTCACCGTCGTGGTCATGCCAACTCCCTCAACGCCGCTGTCATGTGCCGGGACGACGCGGCCATGGCTTCCTCAGCGGACCACTGGTGGCCCACGAAGGACTGCTGAACAGTCACCCCGGAACCGGCGGCGAGGCGTTGTTCGATGCGGTCCAGGCGGGCCACGAGCGCGTCTTCCTGCTCGCCGGTGCGGATGTTCTCCGGTTTCCCGGTGCCGTTGTAGGCCACCGTGTAGCCCGGCATGAGCGGTCCGCCGTTGTCGTAGCCGTGGTTGTGCCACGGCCCGTCGTTGAACCAACCAGGCCCGTAGCGGTTCATCGCGTACCGGCTGCCGGCGATGATGTTGTCGACGGCGTTGAAGATGTTCTCGTGGCCGGGGAGGGCGTACGCGGCGAACGTCGGCGGGATCACCTGCATGATGCCCCGGGCTTCGTTGCCGCCGCTGTTGATGTCGTGGATCTGCTGGATAATCCCGGGGTTACCGCCCGACTCGGTCATGATCTGGTGGAAGATGCCGGCCGCGAAATACTGCGGGAACCCGAGGATCGACAGCGCTTGCGCGATCCAATCCGAAATCTGTCCCGGCGGGGCCGGGCCACCGCCACCACCAAACCCGAAGAACCCTTCCGGCGGCGGAACGTACTTCGGCAGCAACGGCGGGGCTTTGAACCCGTACGGGGACATGATGTCCAACGCGTACGCATTCGCCTGGTACGTCGCGCCAGCCAACCCGAGCGCAGTCTGCGCCGCGACCACGTCCCCACCGCCCGCGAACCGCTTCACGGGGATAGCCGGGCCGCCCTCCGCGTAGCGGCCCTCGTTGATGGCCTCCAGGACCGGGCGGTGCTGAGCCACCGCGGACGCCTTCACCACGTACTCGCCGTTGGACAGCATCGCCGGGACCATGTCCGACGTCGGCCCGCCAGGACCGGAGATGTAGCCGCCCTCAGCGTGCCCCAGACCCATCAGTTGGCCAAGGCTGGTGATGTTGACCGGGGTTCCACCGCGCCACGGCAGGGAGTTCACCAACGCCTCGTACGACTGAAGGTTGACTTGCGCCACGGCCGTCACGGTGTAGTCGAAGTTCTTCGGGATCTCCCCGGTCTTCTTCAGGAACTCGGCCGCCTGGTCCCGCGACCAGCCGAACGCGGCGGCAACGTCGTCGATCTTCTCCCGCCACTGGACCTGCGTGGGCATCCCGTCCTTGTTGATGGCGTCCATCAACGCGTAGAACTGGCTCAGGTTCTGTTGGCCGGCCCGCGTGTTGATGTCCATCGACCGGGACGCCGCATCAGTCGCCATAGTCAACTGCTGGTTCGCGTTCTGCAGGCCCAGCGCGGCGTGCTGCTGCTGATACTGGGCGTCCGTCACAGCTTGGTGGGCGCGCTGCTCCGCATACGACGCCTGCTCCACCGCCTGCTGGGCCCGCACCAGGTTCTGCTGCGCGTTCTGCAGGGCGTATTCGGCGTCCGTGACCTGCCGGTGCGCCCTCTCCAGAGCCTGCGCCGACGAGGTGACCTGGTCCTGCGCAGACTGCAAAGCGCGCTGGGCGTTCAACACCACCGTGGAGCCCTCAACCCCGGCGCGGTCCGCAGTCGCTACCTGCTCACGCAGGTCAGCGCCGCGAGCCATCGTGTCGTTCAGAGAGTTCTCGGCCTGCAACAACGCGATAGCGGCCTTGACCTGATTCTCGTTGGCTGCCGTCACGGTTTGCGAGGCAATCGCGCGAGCGTTACCCGAGTCCACACCCAGCGCGGCGGCCTGCTGCTGGGCGTCGAACAGTTGCACGTGGGACGAATACTCGCTGGTGGCCTGGTCCTCCAACTGCAAATGGAGGTCCCGCAAGTCCCGGATCGCCTGTTCCCGGGCCGTGTTCAACGCAACCTGCGCGTCGTACTCCTGCCGCTGAGACCTGGCGTACGCCAACTCGGCGCTCGTGACGCCCTGGTAGGCGTCCTGCAACTGCTGCTGCACCTGCGCCACCCCATGCTGGGCCTGCGCCACACCCTGCTCGGCCTGAATGACCTGCTGGGCGGCCTGCGCCTCACTGTGCTGGGCGTCGGCGATACCGCGCACCGCCTGCTCGTACGAGTGCTGCGCGTCCACCACCGACCGCTGCGCCTGCGCCACCGACTGGTCGACCTGAGTGAAGTGATCCGTGATCGCCTGCTGCGCCTGGTGCACCGCCAAAGACGCCTTAGCCATCGCCTCAGCCACAGCCTGCACCGAAATCGACGCCACCGACCCAGAGTTGATGATGTCCTGGTAGCCCTGAGTCACGTCCGCCAGCGACAAGCCGAGCATCTGCGCCGTGTCAGCGGCCGACTGCTGATACTGGGCGGACTGCAGCATGTTCGCCCCGACCGTGCCCACGTTCGCCGCTAGGAGCGCCGCGTCCTGCGTCAACTGGTCGGTCGACTTCGACGCGTCGTCGGTGTGGGTGGCGAACAAGCCGACCGCCGCGGCGGCGAGACCGAGCAGGGCGAGGATGGGGCCACTGGCGGCGACCAGCGCGCCGAACCCGACCGCCGCAGACCCCGCCGAGATCCCAGCCGCCTCCACGGCCACAGCAGCGGCCGAAGACTCCACGGTCACACCCTGGAGGGTGGCGATCATCCCGGCTGCGCGGGCGGACCCGGTGACCATGTTCGCGCCGAGCAGGTTGATCCCGGTCGCGAGGGCCTGCACACCGGCGGTGACGGCGGTGCCGACCTTCATCGCGGCCCACATCGCGGCGGCTGCCGTGGCCACGGCGCCGAGTAGCGGCGCGAACGGCCCGATGATCGTGGTGAGTCCGTTGAGCACGTCTGCGGCCACGTGGAGACCCGCGGTCAGCACGGGGAGCGCCCCAGCCGCGAGTTGCCCCACGACGGAGGCGAGTCCGGCGATGGCTTGGTCGGCGGTGCCAGCGGACGAAGCCCACACCTCGCCGAGGTTCGCTGTGAGGGAGGTGACCGCGCCGAGCACGGAGCCGGCGATCGACCCCAGTGACTGCAGATCAGTCCCGAACGCGGTTGAGTGTTGCGACAGCGTCGTCAGGGACTGCCCGCCAGCCGCACCCAACGTGGACATGGCGTTCGCCGCGCCGGTCATCACCGGCATGATGTTCTGCATCGACGCCAACAGTCCGGGCATGGCGTTCGACGCCATCTGCGTGATCCCAGCCGTCAACACCGCAACCGCGGGCCCGGCGGTGGACATTGCCGCCGAGATCGACGGCCCCAACGCCTGAAACTCCGCATCCAGGGCGCGGCCCGCCTGCGCGAGATAGGGCACCACCTGGTCGGAGGCGTTGCGCATCGTGTTGGCCACGTCGTGGCCCAAGTTCACGAAGCTGGCCCGCACCTGCTCGTTGCCGCGCTCCGCCACCGCAGCGGCGGCGATGAACCCTGCCCCGACGGTGGCTTCAACGGCGGCACCGACGAACGGGGCAGCGGACACGATCGCGGCTGCGATCAGCGGCCCGTGCCCGGACATGCCCCGCCGTGTGGCTTCGTTCGCCGCTGCGGACGAGGTGCGCCCAACCTCCTCCCCAGCGCGGGCCGCGGACGCTAGGTCCGGGTCAGCCTTGACCTGGACAGTCGCGGCGTTGGCTTCCTGCTCGCGTCGCCACCCCACCAGCCGGGCGTCCGCGTCAGTGGTGGTCACACCCACGCGGGTCGTGATCACGCCGGAGTTCTGGGCGGACCGCCACTGGGCTAGCTTCGAGTTGGCTTCGCCGGTGGCCACGTCGATGCGAGCCGAGATCGGGTCCCGGGAGAACCGGTCGGCATCCGCTCGAGCCTGGTCCAAGCCGCGCTGGAAAGGAGTCCTGTCCAACGTGAGGGTCGACTCAATCGAGCCCGCGTCGAAGCTCACCCGACCTCACCGCCCCTCACTGCACGTTGAAACCCAAGGCGGACAGGTCGTCGTTCGACGCGAGCCCGTTGTCAGCCTGCGGCGCGTCATCCCCAGCCAACTCGCGGTCCAACTCCTCCACATAAAGGCGCTGCTGCCACCACGGCAACGCGTCCCACTCGCCGACCGAGAACCCCAAATGCCGGCGCACCATGTAGTAGGTGCGCCGCTGCGCCTCAGTGCCCGCTAACTGCTCGTAGCGGGCCTCAAGCCTTCCGGGTTGTTCACCTCGGAGCTGATCCACCCCAGGAACGCCTGGAACCCGCGGTGACCCAACCCGGCGAGCTGCTCACGGCTCGGCGACCCGTCGCACAGTTCGAGGACAGCGTCGAACGCCTCCTCATGGATCGCGTTGTGCTCGTCCTCCGTGAGGGACCCCATTACCCGCATCAACTCGTCGGTGTCAGAACGGTCCTCCACCGGCTTGCCGATGTGGGCGAGGTTGTCCCGCAACCGCTGGTTGAAGCGGTTGACGGCCTTCGTGGACGGCTCCGGGGTGGTGCCCTTGACGCCGCCACCGAAGTCCCAGTCGAGGGACTGGACATGCTTGGAGAGGTCGAATCCGGCCATGTGCGTATCCCTTCAGCGGTCCAAGATCACAGCGCGGCCGCGTCCATCGTCTTGATCGTGATCTGGGACGGCTGAACAATCGACTCGAAGCTCACCGAGTAAGTACGCGGAGCGTTGCTGCGCCGGTACGCCGTCTTGATCTGCGCCACCGACTTCACCTGCGGGATCAGCACACGCCGCCAGAACCCGTTCGAGTTCTGCGCCTCCATACCCAGACCGAACGTGGACATCTCGTCGGCGATCACCAGCGTGGACGTGCCAGCAACCCCGGTGGACGCGGCCGTGGTGGTGATCGTGCCGCCACCGAAAGCCCACTGCATCGTCTGCAGGTCGTCCTCGGCCAACTCGATGTTGACGGTCATCGTCAGGCTCTTGGTGCGGTAGTCCACCGGGGTCATCTGCTCCTCGACCTCGATGGTGTCCGTCGCACGCTGAAAGTCCAGGCTGGCGCCATTCGCTGAAGCACCAACCGGAACCCACGGGGTGGTCCACGCGGCGCCCAGGGCCACCGTGTCGGCCGGCAACGCAGGAGGCGTGCCCGGGACGTAAGGCTGCAGGTACACCGCCGCCAGGCCCGTGAGGACCTTGCTGGGGTTGTACTGGGGAACGAAGGTGGGCATCGCGGAGACCCTTCTTTCAAGACGAAACCCCCGCGCCGACGGGCTGCGGGGGTGAAGACGAAACGGTGGTGCGCGGGTCAGACCTCGCGAAGGGTGAGACCGGACTGTTCGGCTGCGGCGCGCACCTTGCCGGCGGTCGCCTCGTCGAGGTCCACGCCCTCAGCGGTCAACACGGTGTCGCCAACCTGGAACGAGTCGACGAACGGCGGCGGCGCCAGACGCACCGTGCCCGGCTTCGACGCGCGGGCAGGGGTTTCGGCTTTCGGTGCCGCCCCGGCGTCCTGCGCGGCCTTCTCCTCGGCGGTCAGCTTCCGCTCGGGGCTGTCAGCCATGGTTTATGCCTCCATGATCGTGGTCAGGTAGGTGCACACCATCTCGGTGCGGTTCCCGGAGTCCGGCAGCGCGGACAGCAGCGTCGGGCGACCGCCGGAGCGGGTCACCGAGATCAGCCGAACCGGGCCGATCGTGGCCGGGTACGCGGCGCCGAGGATCCGGGTGTCCGCGTCGTAGGCGATGGACTCGCAGTCGTCGGGGTTGTTCTGCGCGCCACGGCAGCGGAGTTGGAACCCGACAGTGTCTGCGGCACCTTCCAACGTCAGGCCCGGCCCGGACGTGGGGGTGACGACGGCGAGCCGATCGGGCATCTGCGGGATCCGCTGCGTGCCCGGGAACAGCGGCACCGCCACACCCAAGCCCTGTAGCCAGGCGATGAGGTCCTTCGTGGCCCACATCAGCGTGGCTCGTACTGCTCGGGGTGCAGGTGCCGGTGACGCTGCCCGTGGCGGCGCTGCTCGTCCAGTTCTTGTTGGGTGAGGCGACGCTGCTTGGGCGCCCGGTCGTACACCACCGCGCCATCACTGGTCACCGTGGGATGGCCGGACTCCCGCAGGTTCTCGAACTCCCGCGGCGCCAACTCCTCAACCTTGTCGGACAGGTTCTCCATGGCGTCGACCATGCCCGGCACGGGGCCTTCCTCGAGGAGTTGCTCGGCGATGGCCCGCAGGTAGCCCCCGTGTTCGGTGTGCAAGGGCTGCTCGAGGTACTTCGCTTGCCCGCCACGCACATGCCTGTATTCCAGGTGCTCGTGCTGGGCAGCGGCATACGCTTGGTCCACGACGACCGAGCCTTCGAGGGTGCCGTGGCCGACCAGCTCGGACAGCTCGTCCAGACGCTCACCAAACCCGGCCACGGCTCACCCCCAGGCCGAAGTCCCGCAGCGTGAACATGTCGCCGTCGTACCTGTTCACGCCCCGCATCACGCCACCCGACTCCGTCGTGCCCGGATCCACCGGCAAGTCGATGTCACCGTTAGCGATCATCTCCAACTGCCCCAACGCCTGCTGGTATCGCAGGATCACCGGGTCCCGGTCGGACTCGTAGTCCAACCCCTGCCTGTACGTCAGGTCGCACAGGTAGGCGGCGATGTCCCGGGTGATGTCGGCGACCAGTTGCGGCGCCGGGTCCGGAAACGGTGTGGCGTACCGGGCGCTGAGCCGTCCGTCGACCTGCGCCTGAGCCGACACGATCGCCGCCGTTACGTCCGTGTCCGGCAGCGACGCCGCAGTGCCCTGCATCGCCTCCGGTGTCGAGGTGTCCCGGGCCAGGACGGCGCGCACATCCGACGCCGTGGCATACACCGGTCAGCCCTCGACAGTGGGCGCGGGCTCCTCAGCCTTACCCCGACCACGCGCGGTCTTCTCAGCCGCAGGCTTGAGCGCGCCTAGGTCGACAAGATGGTCGCCGCGCTCCTTCTCCAACTCCACCACGTCGCCCTGCACGTAATCGTGGCCGTCGTGGTACATGCCGCCGAGCAGCAGTTCGTACTTCGCGGTAGCCATAGGTCACACCCCCGTGAGGACACAGATCGCGAGCGGCTGGTCGATGCCGATCGCCGAGGCGCGCTGCACGTCCGACCGCCACGTCTTGCGCGGCTCGTCCCGATACAGTGGGGTCGCCTGAAGCGCCAATTCGTCGGAGATGAACCCGAGGATGTTGCGCTGGCACACGATGGCCTTACCGGCCGGGACACGGTTGGACACCAGCACGTCCAGGGTGAGGATCTGGTTCGGCAGCAGGCCGGTGTACTTCAGGTTCTCCGACGCGATGTTGCCGACGTACGGGCCCTGGAACTGGCTGCTGTTGAGCAAGTCGAACTTGGTCGTCTTGTTCACGATCAGCGTGTCCGCCTCGTAGGCGAACTCGGAGCCGGACGCGGTCTGCGCGTTGTCGACCTTCTGCCGAGCCTTGTTGATGTCCATGCGGATGTCAGTGCTGCCGACGTTCCACGCGGCGGACGCGGCCTGCGTGTTGATGCCCGGGTTGGTGAGGACCGCGTTAACGAAAGCGTCGTCCCACGCCTTGACCAGCGTGTTCTTCACCTGCATGAGCTGCCTCGTCACCGGGTCGGTGACCTGCCGGCGGCGCATCTCGTCGGACACCATGATGGCCAGCGCCCGCTCCTCAACGAACGCCACCCGCGGGTCACCGGTCGAGGTCGAACCGACCGAGACCTCGGCGAACTCGGAGCGGATCTCAGCCGCGTCATCGGCGTACAGCGGCGTCGACTCGTTGTACCGCACGCTGCCCGACTGGTTCATGCCGCCGTTACGCAGCACAGCGTCAGCAAGGAACCCCTGCTTGGCCATGTCCAGCACCAAAGCCGGGATACGAAGCGGGTCCTTGATGAAATCGTTGACTGTGATCCGAGGCCCGTCGAAGCTCGACACAACCTTCGTAGTCATGGGTTAGCTCCAGTTTCTTTCGAGAGGGGCCCGGGTCAGAAGATGTGGATGCGGCCGACGCCGCCGGAGGTGACGCCGAGGGGTTCGGTGCAACGTCCCACCACCTGGCGGGCATCCGTGGCGGCAGCGGTGCCGCTGATCGGGGTGACCTGGCCGTTCGCGGCGGAGATGAGCAGGTCACCGAAGTTGGCGGCGGCGGCGTAGGTGACGCCACGCACGTCCACACCCCGCGCCACCGCGACCTTGCTGGACGGCCACCCGGTGTTGATGGGGCTGGTGGGGGCCGAGCCGGCGGGCTGCGCGTCCTGCAACGCCACACCCAGCACGTTCGCCACCGCCGCACCCGCGGGGCCGACCTTGCCGCCCGTGGTGGGGGCCACCAACTGGCCGCCCGTGACAGCGGCCGAAACCTCGTACGTGTCGGGACCGTCGCACTGACGGACGCTCACTCCAGACATGAATGTCTCCTGACATGCGAAAACCCCGCACAGCGGCGGGGTTCAGGACGGTGGGGTGGGTTACAGGCCGAGGTCGGCGCGGGTCTTCGAGATCCAGTTGTTGCGGTCCTCGGTCTCGTCCTTGTCCTTGTCGGTTTCGAACGCCGACCCGACAGCGGAGGACAGATCGAGGAGGCGGATCTTCTCCCCGAGCGCGGCGAACACATCCCGCACGACCCGGCCGGCGTCCACAGAGTTGCCGTTGGACAGCTCGATCACCTGGCGGCCTTCCAGCAGCGGCCGGGCAAGGTCGGTGACGGCCGGGGGGATGCCGTACTTCTCGGCCAGTTGGGTGCGCTCGGCGACGAAGTCCCGCTCGTCCAGCTTGCGCTGCATGTTCGCGAGCTGCACCTCGAGTTCCTGGGCGCGGGCGTTGGCGAGTTCGGTCGCCGGGGTGTCGTTGGATGCGGCGACCGGCTCCGGCTCCGCAACCTCCTCCTGCTGCTGGTCGGCGGGCTGTTCCTGCTCGGCGCCGTCCTCGGCGGCGAGGATGCCAGCGATCAGCCGGTCCAACTCCTCGTCGGACACGTCGTCGTCCTGCTCGGACCCCGAGGTGCCGTCCTCGACACCCTCGGGAGTCTCGTCCTGCTCGTCCTCCACGGCACCCGGATCCGCCGCGGTAGCCTCCGGGCCCTCCTGCATCTGGGCGATCACGGCGCGAACCACACGCCCGATCTCGTCCTCGGTGAGCGACCTCTCGGCCATCTCAACCTCCTCCTGCCCGCCCACGGGGGCGAACGTTTCGGCTGTGAGGTCAAGCGTCGACTCAACCTCGACTGACAGGTTGACCGCTTCCCACGGCCGCATCCCCGTGATCCGGGGGTCTGAGGTGATCAGCGCGTGCTGGATCGCAGCCGGGAAGGACCGGCCGTCAGCGCGCTCGTAGTTCTCCAAGATTCGGGCACTGACACCGACCTTGGGGTAGGACTCCAGCAGCTTCGCGGCCTCGTCGGAGGCGCGGAAGATGCCGTCCAAACCGTCGGCGGTCAACTCGACGTCGACCATCTCCCCGGTGGTGGCCCTCGGGTCCATGGTGTGCGTGTTGTCCTTGTCGGCGAACACCAGCGGGACTGTGTCGAACGCCCGAGACCGGAACGCCTGCTCCATCTCGGCGAGCTTGTCGCGGGTGAAGTCGATGCGGCGGCCCTTGTAGTTGATGGACCCGACCGGGAGGATCTGCTTCCGGAACAGCCGGCCACCGACCTTGGATGTCTCGCCCAACTCGATGGGCGACAGGATCTGTGTGGTCATCACGCCGCCTTCAGTCGTTTGATGCGGTCCAACACCTGTTGGCCTGCGCCCAGCGCCCGCGCCCGTTTGAGTAGGTGCCGTTTGAGTCGGGCCCGTTTGGCGGGGTTGGCCCGTCCCCACGCCTGCACCGCCTTACCGAGTTCACCCTTGCCGCGGACCGGGAAGCTCCCGTCCGGTAGTGCGGAGCCGGCGTTGGCGGCCTTCTGCCGTGCCTTCGCCCGCAGTTCCGGGGCGACCTTCGCCAACTCGACGACGTTGCCACCAGCGTTGGACATAGCCGCTGCTGCCGGTGTGGGTGGGCCGGTGATCCTCTCCCGCTTCATGCGGGCAGCGGCACGCTTCGCGAACCGGCGGGCCTTCGCCGACGACATGCCCCGGGCGACCAGCTTCTCGTGTAGCCGGTCCTCCAACGGCTTCCTCACCGCCTTAGCGGGCTTGGCCGCGGTGCTGGCGCGGGAGAGGTCGACACGGCCGGCAGCGAGGCGTTGAGCCGCCAAAGCCAAGTCACGGGCGAGGCTCAACCTGTCCTGCTCCGGGACCTCCACGTCGACGCCCAGCGCGGCCAACTGCTTCCGCAGGTCGTCGATGTTGCCGGCCGACACCTTCGGCACCTCCACCGTGCGGGGCCCGGTAGAGAAGTCCGGTTCCGAATACCACTGCCCGGCGCCCTGGTTGCCACGAGGACGGCGAGGCTGCGACAGGTCAACCGGAAGGACACGCTCAGGCTTGCCCGTGCCGTTGGGCACGAGTTGGCCAGGCTTGAGCCTTCCGCCCTCGTGGTAGGTGTTGGAGTGGTCCGACTTGTTCGGCTTCGCCCGCGCCTTCGCCTTCAGGGCTTCCCACTGCGCCAGAGCCTTCGCCGCAGCAGCCCGCACCTCCGGAGAAACGTTGTCGCCGCCCCTCGCCCACCGCTGCATCGCGCCGATCGCGAGCTGGATAGCGCGGGACTTGTCCTTGACACGGCCGCGCTCTAGCAGCCCACGTGCCACCTGTTCGATGTAGTTCGGCAGGCGATTCCCACGCTCCTTGAACAGACCTGGCCCGCCTGGCTTGCCGAGTGGGGCGGGCGTCGACTCCAACGCCGCAGTCTTCTTGGACACCGTGTCCCTCCTCGTCAGCGTGGCTTGTTGGGCAGCAGTCCTCCGCCGACGAGTTGCCGGGTCCGATACGGCGGCACCGCGACACACCGGCAGGCTGGGTGCACCGTGCCTGGGAGGCCGATACGCGGGGGACGTTCGAGGATGAAGTTCTTCCCGTCGGCTTCCCGGCAGGCAGGGTCCACGCGGTCGTCGCGACGAGACAGCCACCCGAGGACGGTGCCGACCTTGCCGTGGCCGGTGACCCGCAGTTCGCCGTGCTGGTCCGCCGCCGTATCCACCGCAGCCCCGGCCTGCTCCCGCCGCGTGCTCGCGTCGAGGTGCTGCTGCCAGTAGCGGCGTTCCCGCCCGATCGCGGCCACCAGCCCATCACGGGACGCGTCAGCCAACACGTCGCGGGTGATCCTGCGGCCAGCCGCCAACAGGTACTGCGCCCGGCGTTGCACGTTGAGGCGTTGCATCAACCGGCCCGCTTCACCGTGCGGAGCCGTGACGGGCTGCCCCCAGTGGAGCACGATCCCCGCAGCAGCACGGGCAGCTTTCGGGGTCACCCGGATCTCGCCTCTACGCGCCGGTGGCCGGGTCAACAGGGCGACGATGTTCGACACCGACGGGGTGACCGCGGCCAGGAGGACAGCCAGGCCGGCGACGATCGCGGCGTCCTCCAACGCCTGCTGCTGCGGCGACTGGGGTTGCTGGGCGGGTGCGGGTGCGGTCACGCCGGCACCTCCCGCCATCTCAGCCGACGTCCGACACGGCGAACCCGTTCACCAACATCCACTGGTTGACGTTCGTGCCATCCGGGGCGTGCAGTGTGGCCAGCCACCGGCCGTACTTGTCGACGCCGCTCTTGTAGGTCTGCGCGGTCCACTGCCCGGGGTGGGCGGTGATGAAGTCGGCCAGTGCCTGCTTCGACACCGAGCCCTCAGCGGTGGACAGCTCTGGTGCGTTGATGCCGGCCATGCGGACCTTGACCGTGTGGGCGGTGTAGAACCCTAGGTCGACGGTGAGCCACACGGTGTCGCCGTCGACAACCTGGCCGATAGTGACCTTGTAAAGGTAGGTGGTGGCGTCGGCCATCACGCCGCCTTCCGGTCAGCGACCAGCTTCGCCGCGCCCTGCACCGCGTTCCCCAACCGGGCCGCACCCTCCGGTGTGCCAGGTGGGGCTTGCCGGGCTTGCATCACACCCTGCTTCTGCGCGTCCGCGAGGTTCCGGGCCTGGTCCTGCTTGATCTGCTCGTCCTTCGCGCGTTGCTGCGCGAACCGGTCGATGGCCTCCACAACGTGCTGCTCATCCAACCCCAGGTAGGAGGCCGTGGTCTTCACCAGCGCGTCCACGAACTCGCCGGGCACGTTCAAGGTGGGGGCGTTCACGATGGTCTTCAACATGTCCAACGCCCGGTCGGTGTCCTTGTTCGCCAACGGGCCGATCGACAGCTTCGGCAGGTCCTTCTGCTCGCCGAAGTTGTAGACCACCAGCGGCCGGATCAGCCCCTCGTTGACCGCGTCGGCCATCTCATCGGCCACCGCCTGCCGGGAGGCGAGGAAGAACTCGGACTGGTCGGCGGACAACGCGTACGACCCGACACGGCTGGCGGTGGAGTTGTCGGCAAGTTCGGTGAACCCGGCCAGGACGCTCGCCACCATGTTCGTTTCGAGGTACTTGATCGCCGCCAGGAACTGATCGGCGCCCCTCCCCGAGGACTCCAACAGCTCGAACGCCTTCGCCTGCGGGTCCCCCGGCCGCGGTAGGCCGATCACCCCGCCGGCCTTCATGTCCGCCACCGTCTGCGCGTTCTCATCCGCCTCAGTGGGGTCGTTGCCGTACACGATGGCGTTCGGCAACGACTGCTTCTCCAGATACTGGAACCACAGGAACTGGACCTTCTGCGCCGTCTCATACGCCCAATAGGCCACGTCCATGTCGGAGATGCCGTACAGGGGGTCCCTGTGTCGGCCGTGGGTGTAGATGAACGCCCGGTTCGCCGGGATGCGAACGTAGCCGGGCAGGGTGCCCTTGCCCTCCGCCGTCAAGGTCGCACCGGCGGGGTGGGCGACGCGCTGCCGGAACCCGTCCTCGCGTGCGGTCTTCTCGTTGAACGCGGCCTCACACGACGCTGGGGGGCGCCACGCGATCTCGTCGAACACCACCCGGCCGCCGTCGAGCTTCCACGTAGTTTCGAAGAACGCCTTGCGGAACGTGCACGCCGCGGTCATCTGGTCCAGGACGAGACCGAGCTTGTCTTTGAGTTGGTCACGCACGAAGTCGGCGACCTCGCCGGTGCCTTGGATCTCCCACTTCGCCGAGCGGAGTGGAAGCGTGAGGACCTGTTCGACGGAGCGGGCCTTGCCGGAGCGGGCCAGCATCTCCTTCAGGTCGCGGACGTCCCAGTTGTAGGCGAAGACTGCGCCGTCGTCCCAGCTCGGGAACAGGCGGTCCCACTGGTCGAAGGCGTTCGACAGGGGTGGGCCGGCGAGGCGACGCTTGTCGGCGTCGGTGAGCCTGCCGTTGCCGTTGGTTGTGGCGGCCATGCTCACCACCCTTCGTCGTCGCGTTGGGTGGGTAGGAACCCGTCGGGGAGGGCGGCGGTGGTGTCGGGCCACGCGGGCTCGTCCACGACCACGATGGGGGCCCACTCGACGGTGAGGAGTTCGCGGCCGAACAGCCACAGGGAGATCCGCATCATCGCCTCCCCGAACGTGGGTAGATCCTGCCCGTGTTCACGGTCCGTATCCGGATCAGGCGTGGGGTCGGTCTAACCCCCGTGCGGCGCGAGACCTTCGACCGTCGCCGGTCACGCTTCGTGCTCACGACCAGCTAACGGCGTCCGCATACCGACGGACCTTCGGGCGCTCCACACGCCCCTGCTCGTCCGTCTGCCACGTCTTCTCCTGCCACATACACATCGCGATTGCGTCGGATGAGTCCGTGGACCTGCCGAGGCGTTTCCGCAGCTCGTCTTTCGATTCAACCACGATCACTCCGCCGGCGCGGATGTCCCACTTCGGCGCTGTCAACTCCGCCGTGAGCTCGTCGTCCGGTGGCAGTGCGAGAGTCGACCCGTGCGCCGGGTCCAGCAGCTCCCGCAGATTCCAGTACGCCGCGCTGCGTACGTTTGGGAAGCGCCAACTGCCGGTGATGTCCCGCTGCCGCGTGGCCTGGGAGGCGTTGAAGGCGCGCACAGGCAGCCGAAGCGACCTGAGCTGGTCAACCACCCCAGCACCGATCCCGATCACGTCCACGACCGCCACAGGCTGCACCTGGTTGTGCAGGGCGGCCTGCACCAAGCTCGTGGTTTGGGTGGTGTCCAGCTTCGCGTGCCGCTCCAACTTCTCCACCACGTCGCCCCACCGCCAGGCGAGGCACGTCTTGTCGTCCCCGAACCGGGCCACATCCACCCCGAGCACCAACCGGCCGGGTTGCGGGGGGCGGCCAGCCTCGTCCCACTCCACCCACCTGCGGTTGGCCGCTGTCACCCACGACAGGGGGATCATGCTGTCGTCGGAGTCCGCGAACTCGGCCAACACCTTCGCCTTGTACAGCGGGTTGCCCTCACCCCAGCGGAGACGCTTGTCCTCCACCCACGCCTTCGACACGAGCGCGTTGGCGACGTGCGGGGGCACCTGCTCCCCGGTCAAGTTCGGCGAATCAAACGCACTGATCTTGAACCGTTTCCAGCCCGGCTCCGTGGTGCACACCCGATGGAACTGCGAGCCAGTCACATCCGGGTTGCCGATCGCGAGAACCCTCGACTGCGGGGTCGTGGCCAAGGCGTCCGCCGCAACCCACAAACCCTGATCAACACCAGAGGCTTCGTCGATGACCACAAGCACACCCACCGGGGCGTGGATCCCCTGGAACGCCGCATCGTCATAGTCGCTGGGCTTGCGGCCCATACCGACCAGCTCGCCGCCGATCTTCCACTCCGCAGTCTGCATTACCTCACCCGGCAGCCCCTTAGCGTGGACCTGCCGGATGTACCGCCACATGATGGCCCGCACCTGCGCGGCCGTCGGTGCGGTTGTCACGACGAAAACCTCGCCCGGTTCGTGGACATCAACCATCCACGCGACCGCACGTGACGCTAGATGCGACTTGCCGATCCCATGGCACGACTGCACCGCCGTCAACGGGTTCTCCGCCACCGAACGCAGCACGTCGGCCTGCCGGGACCACATGTGCTCACCGAGACGCTCGCGCGCCCACGCGACCGGGTCACGCTTCCACCGCTCCTGCTTAGCGCGGTCCAACTCGGCCTTGCGGGCCCTCAGATCCTTCCACCGCTGCAGCAGCTCCGGCGGGGCGTCAAACCGCACCTCGCCCATCGGCCAACTCCCGCTGCTGCTCGGCGATCTCCCGCTCCAACCGTTCGATCTCGGCGGTGATCTGGTCCGTGGTGACAACCTCCACCCGGGACTTCGACGGGGCGTCCAACCCCAGGAGCCGCGCCCGGCGTTCCTGGATCTTCAACAGCCGATCCAACGCCGCCAACATCGGGCCGTCGTCCAGCACCTCTTCAAGCTGGTACATCGGCTCACCCGTGTGCGGGTCCATCACCTGCTGCCCAGCCGAGTCGAGGATCGGCATCTTCCGCTTCACGATCCGGCCCTGCGAGATGGCCACATGCTGGCGTTCAAGGGACGCCTCAGCCGCCCGCCACATCCGATCGAGGCGGTCCAGTTCCAGCCGGCGAAGGTCCTCGGCAGGCTCCTGCATTGTGGCCTTCAGCGCGCGCTGCACAGCACGGTGAGCGTTACCGGTGTTGGTGAACCCAAGTGCGTCGCAGATCTCCTGGTACCCCGCACCTCGGGATCGCAGCCGGCAGGCTTCGGCGTCCCGCTCGGCAGTGTCGGGGTTGGCCACGAACGCCCCGTTTTTGCCTCGGTCATGGTTTGCCATGGTCCACCCCCTTCCCTCGGGTGCCTCCCGGGGTTACAGGCCGCGGGCCTTCCGCCACTTCTCGAACGCCACAGCCACACGGCGGTTCTCACCCACGTGACGCTCGGCGGACCAGGGGGCGGCTACTTGGGCGAACGCTTCGTCCGCGCCGTCCGGGCGGACCGGAACAGGCGTAGGAGTAGGGCCAGGAGCCGGCGTAGGAGGCTGGGGGGTTGGCTGGGGCGCGGGAAAGGGGTTCTGCGCGCCGGTCAGGTCGTGCAGGTCCTCACCGAGCCCGTACAGGTCGACGCCTCCCGGGCTGGCGCCGGCGGCGGACAGCCACTCGGGGGCGATGGCGACCCAGCACTCGTCGACGTAGCGGTCCCAGAAGGCTTGGGTCATGCCTTGCACGGCGCCCCAGGTGGTGCACTTGTAGGCGACGTTGCCGGTTTCGTCGTGGCCGACGTGGATGGCGTGGCCGCCTTCGATGCCTCCGTCGTTGCGCACAGCGTCCCACGGTTGCCCGGCGTTGAACTGGTCCATCGCCGAGGCGGGGAACTCGATGCCGACGAGGAGGGTGCCGAACACGTTGAGGGCGGCCTTCACTTCGGCCGGGTCTTTGTGGTTGACCTGGGCGAAGGCGAGGACCTTGTGGCCTGCGATGCCGGTCTTGCGCAGGTAGTCCATGACGTCCTGCATCACGGCACCCTGGTCGGTTTCGGGGTGGCCGGGGCGGTAGCCGGAGACGGCTTCGTAGGCGGTGAGGACGTCTTGGTCGGTGACTGTGACGGTGTGGCCTTGCCCGTAGGTCGACCAGGCTTCCAGGGCGTGGCCTGCCATGGCGCAGGTGCAGCAGCCGAGCTGGTCGTTGAGGTACATGGGCCAGTTCTGCACGCGAGACAGCCAGTCGACCTTCGCTGGGGGCTGCGGGACCGCGGTGAGGTGCGGGGTGAGGCGCAGCCGGGGCCTGGTGTGGTCGGGCGCCTTCTTGCCGAGCTTGCCTGCGACGCGCACGTCGGTCACGGGTCCTCCAGGGTCATTGACTTCCGAGCGTTGCGCCCGTATGTTCTGTAGCAGGGCAAAACCGGGAGGACGAAATGGCCACCATCGGCAACCACGAAGACGCACTCGCCGCCCTCCATCTCCACTACGGCGAGTGGGACGAGGTCCCCTACATCGACGAGTGGCAGCAGATCGGCCAGGGCTCCCACCGCACCGTCTACCTCTGCCCCGACGGCGACGTCGTCTACAAGATCGGCCACAACAGCGTCAACCGCTTCGAGGTCAAGCAACTCCAGGCCGCTCGCGACGCCGGCAAGGACTACGCGCCCGAGGCCACCCTCTGGACCCTCACCTACCAGCCGCCGTCCGGTGACGAACCCGAAGAGACCACTGTCGTCGCCATGCCCTACCTGCCCGAAGACGAAAGCGTGCCCTACGAAGGTCGGCCCGCGTTCCCGGAGGCTTGCGACTTCAACGACGCTGGCAACGTGGTGGCCAACGGTGGCCGACTGTGGCTGATCGACGCAGGAGGTCTGTGATGGCCGAACTGTGGACCGTTGAGCAGGCGGCCGAGCACTGGGGTGTCAGCCTTTCCCGGGCCCGCGCCATCCTCGCCGACAGAGGCATCCAACGGGTATCCGGCTACGACGCCGACCAGATCCGCGCCGTCAAGAAGCGTCAGGGGGCGCGCACCGACCTCGACCAGACCAGTCGGTAAGGAGAGTTTGTGGCCCGCCGCTGGACGGGCAAGGTCCGCGGCGGGCGGTTGCCAGGCTGCTCGGGGTCGCCACGGCCAGCGCGCTTGCGCTAGGGCTCGCGTGGGGCGGTGCCTGGCAAGACTGTGTGTGCCAGCCACGGAGACCCGCGTGAGGCAACCCTGGGGTTGCCGTGTCTCCTGTCGGCTCTCGGCCTCAACCCTCACGGGTGTGGTTACCTCGACGCAGATCAGCGCGCCGAACCGAGCCGAAACACACCGGTGCCCCCGGAGCCGTAAAGACTCAACGGGGGCACCGATCTCAAACTAGGCAGACACTAACCTGAATCGGGCTGACCTCGCAACTCTCCGCGACCAACCTGTAACCAGCGACACGTTCACGCCGCCGCCTGGGTTGGTAGGAACGCCGCCACCGGATCGGTCTGCGGGAACACCCGCAGCACATCCCCAACAAGGTAGATCCCGCGGCCGTGGTTGTCGTGATCGACCGCCCTCAACACCGGATCCGCACCCGGGCGGGGCGGTCGGGCAGCCCGCCGGATCTGCTCAGACGCCAACTCGATACCCATCCTGGCGAGGAACGTCGACATCTCCACCGCGGTCATCGCCCTGCCCCGAACAGCGTCCAACATGACCGCCTGACGTCGGGCCACGTTGTGGAGGTCGCCGCACAGGTCACACTCGCCCTCATCGGCGTAGGGGCGGCAGTACACGTGCCCCTTGCAGCCTGTGTCGCCGAGGATGTCGCCGCAGCGGCCGAGGAAAACCCTGCGGTCGACGGGGCGGTCGATGGCCCGCACCGCCTGGTGCACCGCGTACCGGATCTCATCTAAGGCTTGGGCGGCGTATTCGTAGTCGGACAGGTAGCCGTGCCAGCGCAGCAGGAACTGGGCGTAGCCGGCGGGGGTTGGTGGGTCGACGATGGTGACTCCGCGGTGCCCGGCGATCTCGTGTGCCCACGCGCCCAGGGTGCCGAGCAGGGTGACGCGGGCTTCGGAGGCGTGTTCCTTGAACAGGAGCGGTTTCTCCGCCGACCGGGACTTGCTTCCCGAGTACGGGGAGCCGAGCTGGTCCATGCGGGCGATCGTCTTGTCCAACTCCCGCTCGAGCAGAGGGAGGGGTTGGCCGCGCTGGTCCAGCAGGGGTTCGGCGACTTGCAGGAGGAGGGAGCGTAGTTCGGCTTGGCAGGAGCCGCACAGTCGGGCGTTGTGGGCGGGTCTGCCGCAGTCGGTGGCGCAGTCGGTGTAGGTCATGCTGCTCGCCTCCATCCCCACGTTCGGGCGGCCAGGTTGATCGGCTGCCAGTTCTCCCAGCGGGGCGGGCCGATCGGGACCGTGCCGGATTGGGTGGTGTGCCACTGGCGTTGGCACACCTCGTCGCAGAAGTCGGGGGACGCCCCGTTAGCGGGGAGGGTTCGCCCGCACTGGCCGCAGGTCACGCAGCCACCTCACCCACGGATGGCAGCAGGCCGAGCATGTCGAGGAACATGGCCCGCTCGGCGACGTCCCGACCCGCCCACGCGCACTGCAGGGCCATGCGCCGCAGCAGTTCCGGGTTGGGTGGGGTCACCGCGAGGGTGGGGGTGGCGTCGTCGAGGTCGTCGAAGAGGGACAAGCCGGGGCCTCCTGTGGAGTTGTGTCCGGGGCTGTGGCGATGGCGGCGCCGGCAGCCCGGTATGCGTCGTCGAGGGCGGTTTCCCCAACGGCGGTGACGGTGACGGTGAGGTTGCTGGTGGTGGCGTGGATCTCGACTGTCACAGGTTCACCCCCGCCGCGAGGTTGACCGCTCAACGTCACCACTTTACGGGTACAAGTGGCCAACGTTGCGGTGGG